GGTCCTGGCGGACCCTGCTCTCCCTGGGGACCGGCGGGGCCTTGCAAGCCCCGTGGGCCTGCGGGGCCGGGCGGGCCGGTCTGCTCGTTCTGCACGCCCCGCTCCAGCTTGTTCATGCGCTCGGCGGTGATCACGTCGCCGTCTTTCCAATCCGTTGGTGTATAAGACATATCAAGCTCCCTTCTGCCCAATGAGGGCCTGCCCGATTTTGCCGCGCCCGACCACGCCGGAGGCGGCTGGGGCACGTTCCGGCGTGCTGGTCTGCACGGTGACCAGGACCCGGCCGTCCCCCTCGCCCTCCCCGGCCACCAGGGCGATATTCCGGTAATTCCCGCTGTCGTAGGAGTATTGGCTGGACAGCACGTCGTCCAGCTCGGTGGAGTAAAAAACCGGCTCCAGCACGCTCTGGTGGACGGACCGGTCCACGCCGGGCCGCGCCCAGAACTCCATCTGTGGGATTTCTGGGTTAAACCGCACGCCAAAGGCCACATGATAGGCCGCGCCCAGCTCCTCCAGGGCCTCCAGGAGGGTGCCGCCGGTCCTTTGGGTGCGGATGGACACCCCCTCCGGGGGCGCGCCTGCCAGCACAAGGCCGGGAATAATCCGGCTTTCCGGCTCTGCGCCGCGGGTGGGCCGGATGCAGCAGTCCTCCACAAGCCGGTACATCAGCGCGGGCACCGGGCCGTTCAGGTCGTACAGGCCCCACAAACCAAACCAGTCCAATATACCGGTCAGGTCCCGGCCCTTGACGGTGATGTAAGGGCCGTCGCCCTGGGCGCTCTGGTCCACGTACTCAATGATCCCGGCGGTGTCGTCCGCGATCCAGACAATGTTGTTGGGGACCAGCAGGGAACGGGACTCGTCCGTGAGCAGGGCAGTGATGGAAAAGGACCCGGCCGAAAACGCCCGGCTCTCCCAGACGACGGCGTTGTGGGCCTCCAGGAGTCCCAGCAGCTCCAGAAACGGGCTGTACACCTCCATTTTCAGGTCCATCATTCCACCTCCAGATAGCGTTTGGTAAAGTAGACCGTCACGGTCATACTGCCCCGCTGGTCCAGGTCGTCGCAGTCCAGGGCCAGCAGGTTCCGGCCCGGCTCCAGCTGAAGCCAGGACGTGCGCACATCCCGGTACTTGATGAGATTTTCCCGGCCTCCGTCCCGGGTCCAGAGGGTCATGTGCTTGCTGCCGGGGTTGGTGGATATTTCGAGCCGTTCGCCCCGCTGGAACGTCCGCCGCACGCCGATCAGCTTCCCGGTGGTCAGATTTTTGATGCGCGGGTTGACGACCTCCCCGGAGAACTTGAGCATAGCGGTAATGCCGGCGGAAAAGCCGCCGCTGTTGTTGATCTCCACGCTGTAGGTTTTGTCCAAGGTGGCGAACACCAGGGGTGCCAGCTGCCCGAAGTTGGTGGGGAAGCGGAAGAGCTTCCCGGTGGAGTCGAAGGGGGCGGCGGTGTCGTGCAGGCCGGTAAAGAGGGGATAGGGGCAGGTGGCCTGGATGAGGAAGCGGCGGACCTTGTTGTTGTTCTGCAAATACGGCCTGCCGTAGGCGATGGAGCAGTCCGGACGGAACTGTATCTTGCGGTCCTTGTACTCCAGCTCGTAGTCCTCCACGGGGGAGAGAAACGCGTTGAGAAAGTCGCAGCGGCTTTGCAGGTCCCCGGCCCCGGTCTCCACCACCCAGCCGGTGATAGACAGCGGCCGGCTGTCCACGGTGGTGGAGACGATGTTTTCCCCGACCTGGTTGTAATATTTGTAGGTCTGGTGCTGGCCCTGGACCTGGCCCCAGTCCACAGCGCCCAGCCAGTAGCCGGTATAGTCGCGGGTTTTCATGGTCACACTGCCCCGGCCGGAGAGGGATGTTATTTTAATTTCGTCGATCAAGCTGTCCGCCTCCTCACACGTAGAGCAGCGCAATCTGCTGGGACGCTTTCCTGGCCTCACGGGCGGCCTCCACGGGGTTCAGGGCCTTGGGGCTGTTAAACGTAAAGTGGAAGGTGCTGCCGCCACCAGCGGCGCTCTGGGGGCCGTTTCTGGGGGCGCGGGGGTCCCACGGGTTATAGTCCAGGTCCACCGAGCCGGGGGAGAACCGCAAGCCGCCCTCAATACTGCGCTTGATGCTGCCGTACTGGCCGTCCCAGCCCTCCGCCAGGCCCAGGGCCATATTCTCACCGATGCCCGCAAACACGGTGGAGGGAGAGTGAATACCCAGCATAGCCTTTACGCCGTCGATAATGCCGCCGACCTTGCCGTTGAGCCAGCCAATAAAATCTCCCCAGGCACCGGATACGCCGTCCCAAAGACCCTTGACGATGTTGCCGCCAATCCCCAAAAAGCTGTCCAGGATGCCGTCAAACGCACCCACGATGCCATCGTAAATCCCGCTGAAGAAGTCGATTGCGCCATCCCAGACGGAGGTAACCGCATCCCAGGCTTTTTTCAGCGCGTCCCCGACGGCCTTTGCGGCGGTTTCGGCGGCGGAGCTGATACTATCCCAGATGTCCGAGAAAAAGCCCACAGCCGCGCCCCAAACGCCGGAGACCACATCCCAGGCGGCGGAAAACGCACTCCCCAGGAACTCCGTGACCACCTCAAAAACGGCCCGGATGCCATCGGCAATCGTGGTAAAGAAATCGACCGCCAAGTCCCAGGTTGCCGTGATAAGCTCCCAGGCGATGGTGAACAGCTCGCCCAAAAATTCGCCGATGCCGTCAAACGCACTCTTGATGCCGTCCACAACGCCGCTGAAGAACTCTACGGCGGCGCTCCAAACGGTCTGGACAGCCTGCCAGGCGGCGGAAAAAATCTCGCTGAAGAACGCGGCAACGCCGGAAAACACACTGGAAATTGCATCCCATACGCCCTGGAAAAACGCTGCCGCGCCGGTCCAGGCCGCTTGAATCGTGTCCCAGGCTGAGACGAAAAAACCAGTAATCGCGTCCCAGATAGCTCCGACCGCGTTTCGGAAATCCTCATTGGTGTTCCACAGAACGATGATTCCCGCCGTCAGTGCTGCAACTGCGGCAATCACAGCCGCGATTGGATTTGCGGCCAGGATGGCGAACAAACCGCTGATGGCGGTCCCGGCATTTCCGATTATTCCAATCAGACCGCCGATCGCGCTGCCAATCGCACTCACCGCAGATACAACTTTCCCGATTCCAATCAGGACCGGTCCGGCGGCAGCGGCCACCATGCCGATTACAACAATAAGCTCCTTTGCGCCGTCCGAAAGGTTGGAAAACCACTCCACAAAACCAGCAATCGCTTCCGCCGCCTGCTCGATGAGCGGCGCAAGTACATCCATCAAGGTCCCGCCCAGGTCAATCAAGGCGTTTTTCAGCTGATTGATGGCCTTTTCGATTAAGACCGATTTGGTCTGGAGCTTTTCAAATGCGATTTCAGTCGCGCCAGAGCTGTTGCGCATTTCCTCCAGCGCAGCGTTGAATTTTTCGGCATTATCCCATAAAACTGCCGCCGCTTTTCCCGCCTCAGCGGAGCTGAACATATTGGCGATGCTGGTGCCGCTCATTTCGGCGGACTCGCTCAGGATGCTTAAAACGTCTGTAAGCTCCCAGCCTCGCTCCATTGCTTCCGCCATGGTCAATCCGCCCTCTTGAATATGGGCGGTGCTTTCAGCAAAAGCCTTTGCCGCTGTCGTCCCCTGCTTTCCCAGCTCGTTGAGCATGGAGTTGAGGTACGTCGTCGTCTCGGCGGTAGCTACACCGTTTGCGGTCATCACAGCATAGGCGCTGCTCAAATCATCCAGCTCAACGCCCTGGGCCTTCGCGGTCGGTATCACCTTGCCCATTGCCGTTGCAAGCTCACCAACGGTTGTTTTGCCTAAGTTTTGCGTCTGAATCAGCATATCGCTGACCTGCGATACCTGATCCGCTTCCAACCCATAGGCGTTCAGGATCGTTGTCAGGATGTCTAACGCGTCTCCAGCCTCGGCAAAACCGGCCTTTGCCAATTTCGTGGAATTTTCAACAAAATTCACCGCGTCTCCGGTTTTCTGTCCGGCCGAAATCGCGTCGTACACGTTGTTGGCTATTTCGTTGGAGCTTATGCCCGTCTGGTTTGACAGACTAAGGATAGCGCTTTCCAGATCACCCAACGGAACCTGGGACAAATCCGCAATGGTACTTACCTTTGCGATTGCATCCTCAAAGTCAAGCGACATTTTCCCCGCGGCCGTTCCAGCGCCCACCAAGGGGAGCGTGACCCCTTTGGTCAGTACGCCGCCCGCGTCCGAGATGGTTTTTCCAATCTCCTGGAACTTCTTGGACGCGTCGTCCAGCCCGCGGTCATATTCGCTTGTATCAATGCTGATTTTTGCAAACAGGTCAAACAGGTCCAAGTGCGGACACCTCCTTTGTGGTGGCCACGCTCGGCCCTTCCCGCAGAACGCTTACTGCGGGGCTATGCAGGCTTTACAATCAACCCGGCCTTTTGAATCACGTCCGCTGCGATTTCCTCGCCGGTGCGGGATTCCGCTGGCTTCTGGCTGATCCAGTCCAGGTAACGTTCCTGCGCTCTGGTCATCACCCGCAGGGAGTCGGTCACGTAGACCTGGAACGCTTTTTCTTTTTGCGTCTTCTCGTACTTTGCGCAGGCATAACGGACGAACCAGGCTGCGCCGCCGGGGCCCCGGTACTCTCCGACGCAGAGCCAGAGGAAACCGGGGTCTGACTCTGCAAGCCGAAAAGCGACAGCAGCTCCGGGTCGGAGATCATGTTGAACACATCACGCAGGGCCGTAGCGGCGGAGCAGTGGTAATCCGCCGGGTCCTTTCCGTCCAGGATGGCCAGCATGTCCATCACGGCCCTGGGGCTGTTGCGGAGCATGGCGGAGGCGAAGTCCAGCATACGGCCGCCCTGGTCCTTCAGCCGCTTCCGGATGGCGGCGGTTTCCTTGTTGGAGGCGATTTCGGAGATGGGGACCAGCAGCTGGGCCACGACCTCGATCCCCTTTTCGTCCTTGAATTCAGACAGTCTCATCTATAGGTTCCTCCTCTGTTCCGGCGTTGTCTTTGGGCGTGCCGTCCACGTAAAACTCCATGGGGACAACGCCCTGGGCCTTGATGCTGTAGTGCCCGGTAAATTCAAAGGAAAACTTGGCTTTGTTTTTGTCGGCGGTCTGGATAGACAGCCCGCCGGTGGACAGCACCCGCAGCATATTTACCGCGATAAATCCGCCCTCGCCGTAGTCGCAGATGTACCACAGGTCCTTAAAGTCGGAAATATTCAGCCGCATACCGGGGACAATTTTCTTTCCCGTCTGCGCGGCGGCCGCCAGCAGAAACTTCATGGAGTCCGCATTGATGGTCACAAAGATCCCGGAGATCTTACACTCCCAGCTCTCGATGTCCTTCAGTTCCGCGGTGTTTTTGGGGCAGTTATCAATGTCCTCTCCCTTGTCCACAAAGGAGGGCACAGCGCCCAGATTGACGCCGCCGGAGGTCGCGCCCAGCTGCTTGCCGATCACGCGGGTCTCCGGGTCAAACTCATCCACCAGCATACCGGCGTTTGTGCTCAGCGTCCCAAAGGTATCCGGCGGGATTTGGGTGTATTCGTATTTTGTTACCACATTTTCACATCCTTTTTTAGAGATTCAGTAAAGTGTCTGATATTCCACGGTCACGTTAATGTACCGCCGTTTGATAAACGGGTCTGTCTCGTCGGACAGATTCTGACACCAGGGGGAGCCGCGCTTGAGCCAGATGTAACCCTCGTCGCAGGACAGCCGAACTCCACCGTAGCCGATTGCGGCGGACAGCTCCTGCGCCTTGGCGTTTGGGACGGCCTCGCTCTCCGTGCGGTACCACAGATTGACGGTCAGGCTCACCGGCTCGCCGCCCCAGGCGTCAAAAATGGGGGTGTAGGTCAGGTAGGGCAGGACCACATCCGGCTCGCCGTTCTCGTTGAGCACGGCAGTATCCGGATAGGCCGGGATTCCAAACCCGGCAAAAAAGGCATAGAGGGCTTTGTCTTTGGTCATAGCGCCTCCTCACCGCGGCAAGTTCCAGCGCTCCACCGTGAAATATTTCAGGTCAAACGTGGAGGATTTGGGGGCCTTGCTGTCGTCCGGGTTGGACGTTACCCGGTAGGTCAGGCCGGTGTTCTGGTCCCGGAACGCGTCCCCATACTCCAGGGGGAAATCCCGCCGCACCAGGGCGGAGTACAGGCTTTTCACGCCGTCCTGCTGGGCGCGGCGGGCCTCCATGCTGGTGTCCAGGTATTGGTAGTTATCAAAGGATTCTCCATCCTCCCAGGCGGTCATATAGCCGCCCGCGCCGTCCGGTACACGCCGCTTTTCCAGCAGGACGCAGGGCACGGCAAAATCCGTTAAAAGGTTCATTCAAATCTCCCTCAGCTTTCTGTATGGGTTCAGCCGCGCCCGGAACGCCGTCTGCCAGCCTCCAGAGCCTGCGCTGTCACCCGCTCCGCTGGCCTTGGTGTAGGAATACCCCCCAAAGCTCTCGGAGGTGTAGGGGCTGTCCAGAGCTGTTCCGTAGCGTTCCCGCCACACGGTGATTTCTTCCGCCAGGTCAACCACCGCTCGCGGGACCGCCAGCGCCCAGACAGCGCCCTCAAAGGTCTCGTCCTGCAAAAGCTCCATATCCGGGCCGTACCGGTGCAGGCCGTCGTTAAACACGCTGCCCAGAATCCGGAAATACTGGCCGTCCCGGAGAAAGGGCAGTACGATGCCGCCGTCCTGGATGGTGTAGGTTCCGGGGAAGATATCCCGCTGGAACCAGTTGTGTATCTCGCTTAAAATCTGCTCCAGCATCATACTGCCCTCCCCGCTTACTTACTCGCAGTCTTGGCAGACGCAGGCGCAGGCGCCGACTGGGCAGACGCGCCGCCGACTGTCACGACGGCAATGCCGTCCAGGTACTCCGCCCACAGCTTCATGCCCATGATGGCGTAGCTTTCACCCACAGCGGTGCTGTAGTTGCCCTGCGCGTGGAATCCAATCAGGTTGGTTTCCCCCTGCGTGGTGTAGTTGAGGCCCAGCCGGGCAAACTCACTGTCACTAGGATCAATGTAATACAGGTCGATGTTCTCGACGGGCGTTGCAAGGACTTTGCCGCGGGGAACGAAATTGGCGGGCAGCAGGAACAGAGTGAAGTAGCCCAGAAAGTTCTCGATGTAGTTCAGGCCAAACTGCGTCTGGACCGTAATATCAGCCGAACCCAGGTAGTCGTAAGCGTCCAGGATATTGGCAAAGCCGACCACGGAGGTAACGTCCTTCTGCATGGCGGAAAACTTGTTCAGCACCTCGCCCTGCGCTTTGGCAAGGGCCATCTGCCAGTCGGATGCCGTACCGGTCAGCGTTCCCGTATTGAGGAAGGCGTAAAAATCACCGAGGACCACATTCTGAAGCTTGTTCAGAAAAGCGTCATCACTTTTTTCGATGGCGATTTCTGCGCCGTACTTATCCACATCCTCGACGGGCACGGCTTTTGCATACTTTTTGATCGTCAGATTATCCTTAGAGGCCTTGGTGATCGTAGCTTTGCTGTAGGGGATAACCTCGCCGGGGCCAACGTCACCGTCTTCCAGCTCGACGCTCGCGGTGTAGGAAATGAGTTGGGTTCCGGGGCCTTTGCGAATGGGCCGCATGATGCCGAGAATCCGGCGCAGGGCGTCCCAGTTATCGTTGAAGCGGGTCACAAAATCGACCTCGCGCGCGGTAACACCGTTGTATGCATTCGGCAGAGAATCACGCGGGTTGTTCAGAGTTTCCACATTGCTGGCTGCAAAAAATTGCAGTCCGATGTGTTTCAACTTGCTTTTAGGCATATTTCTGTCCTCCTTTTACATGATTTGATTTTCCATAAGTGCTCTTTGGCGCTCGGAGGCGGACATCAAATAGCGGCCTTTGTCGTCCTTTTTGTAAATGTCCGCTTTTGTCAAGCCGCCGCCATTGTTGGCGGGCGGGGTAGAGGTATTGGCTCCCTGGGTGTGGGTCTGGCCCACCAGACCGGAGAAATCCCCCGCCACCAGCGCGTCCAGGGCCTTCGTGTCCTTGATTTTGCCGTCCTCGCCCAGCTCCAGGGCCTCGATTTCCGGGCCGCTGCCCCGCATAGCCACCCCCAGCGCCTTACCGGTGATGCCCTTGCTCTCATAGTAGGCCCGCGCCGCAGCTTCCTTTGCGGCCTTGGTCTCCTTGGCGGTCACGCCCTTCTTGTAGTCCTCAAATTCCTTCTTGAGGGCGTCGTGCTTGTCCTTCCAGCCGTCTTTCTTCGCGGCCTCCAGGTCCGCCTGCGCCGTCTCCAGCTCCTTTTGGAGTCCGGGCAGGGCTTGTGCATCGGCCTGCGCCTTCTTCAGGCTTTCCTTCAGGCCGTCCGCAGTTTCAGCGTGGGCTTCAATGATCTGGTCTATTTTTTCATCCTCGATGCCCATTGCCTTCAGCATTTTTCTGGTCAGCGCCATAATCGTTCTCCTTTTCGTTTTTTGAGTCGCAATGCAGTGCGGCCGCTACTTCTTCACTTCCTCCCGCCGGACGCGTACGACTTTTACGCCGTCCTTCACGGGTATCAGCTCCACACGCTCTCCTTTGGACAGGACCGTTTCCGCGGCCTTGATTGTCGCTTCATCCACGCTTCATTTCCACCTCCATGATTTCCTTGTACTGCCCCACATGGTCTGCCACAGCCGGTTTCAGGTACGGCTGTGCCCGCTGGCCGTGGGTCAGGTGCCATCTGCCCTTTGCGTCCTGATAGACCCAGGGCGTTTTACGTCCGCCGGGGTAGTATTTTCCGGTGCCCAGCTCCACATAGGCTCCGTACTCGCTGTTGGTGCCGATGTACGCCGCCAGCTCAGTGGGTTGTACCTGGTGCGCGATGCTGTTGCGCAGATTTCCCGTAACTACACGGCACAGACGCTTTGCATAGTCCTCTGCCGTAAAGCCGCATATCTCCAGGGACCGCAGGGCGGCGGTCTGCATCTTTTCCTTTGCAATGCCGCTGTTGTCTGTGATTTCGATATTCATCTCTGTAGATACCCCTCCCCGCGCTTCGTATTTTCCCATTGAGAAAACGTCATATTCGGCAAAATCCCCCATCGGTCCCGCCGCAGAGCGTCGCTTGTATCCACGCCCTCCACCTCCGCGACCAGAGTACACCGGCAGTTATAGACCAGCGCGGCGGCAGCGGACGGGTCGCCGGGGTACATGATCTCCTGCCCCTCCACGACAAACGGCTTTTCGTTGGGCCGGACCTGCCCGTCCAGAATCCGGTGGGTATGCCGGGTACGATTGTCCAGCGTAGACAACCACCGCTTTTTCAGCCGGATACCCATTTCCTGCGCTTTTAGAAAACTGTCCAGCCGCCCGGCGTTCTGGGCGCCGGTCACAGCCGTTCTGGCGGCCCGGATCGCGCTGGTCCGGTTCATACCAGGGATGTTGACCTGGAGCCGGTCCGCCAGATGCTTGATGCTCTCCCCCTGAAGGATGCCGGTGGTCACCTGGGCGGTGATCTGCTGCTTTCCCCAGGCCAGGTCTATCCCGCGCTGTACCGCCCGTTTTTCCGGGTAGTAGGGCATAATATCCGGCTGGTCTACGATAAGACGTTTCACCGTCTGCTCGTCCCACAGGTCAAAACCCACATCCTGCCCTACCTGCTGTTCGATGGTGTAGGCGGCGTAATTGCGGTTCAGGGAGTAGATACCGGGGGTCTGGTCGTTTATGTAGGCAGCGGCCACCTCGTTTGCATGGGTCATACGCTCCGCGATACGGTCCCGCAGGGCCTGGAACCGCTTCCCGCGGCCGATCTGGGCCAGCCGCCACTGAATGTACTCCTGCTTTGTGATCTCGCCGTTCAGAAGCATTTCCGCCTGCACCGCGTCCCGTTCTTTCAGACGCTCAAAATAGTCCTTGATTTTTTCGGACAGCTCGTCAGCGGCCTTCTTGTATTCAGCGGCAATGCGCTTTTCCAGTTCGGCCAGCTTTTTATCGGTGCGGCGGTGGGCCTTGTCAGATTTTCGCTTTGCCATCAAATCTCACCCCTGAGAATCGCAAGCGCTTCCTCACGGGTCACGCCGATGGATGTCATCAGAATCTTAACTGCCTGCCCTTCCGTTATTCCCCCAGCCGAAAGCTGACGGATAACCGTAATAAGGCTGGAGGTCTGGGAGCCGTTCAGGGTCTTGCCCACGGCCTCCTCCGCAGCGTCTATGGCTTCATCGGTATCTGGGGCTTCTTCCCCGCCTGCGTCAAACCGCTCCAAATTCTCCGCCGCCTGCTGCTTCAAAATCTCCTCCACCATATCCGCGTCGCCCAGGACTGTCAGCAGCTTTTGGGTGATATACTCCGCCGTCACGTACTCCGCCGCCATCAGCACAGACTGGATTTCCTCCTGCCGGTTGATGATCTGATTGCGGGTGTAGGACGGCTCATCGTCAATTCCGGCCAGTTCCAGGATTTGCAGGATAAACTGCGTGACCTCCCGCTCGAACTTGTCCGCTTTCAGGTCAAGCGGCACATAGCTTGCCTTGATTGCGGTAGCGGTCTGGTTCCCGGCCTGGACGGCGGATGCGTCAAAGGCCTGGAAATCCTGGTAAAGCTTTTTCTCCAGCATATCAATGGCGGTCTGGGTGCCCTCAAAGGGGGCCTCTATGGTGTGCGGCTCGGCCTGGGCACCCTCGTCGCTGTTGTCCATAAAGGCCACGTGAGAGCGTTTGACGAGGCGCAGGAACTTTTCCGCGTCCAGGTAATCCATTCCGCCGCAGTTGGTCAGCACCCAATAGATAATGTTGCCCTCGTCCACGTTGTTGACCATGTTGGAGCAGCAAAGGTCCAGCGCGTCTATGGTCCCCCGCCGCCCGGCCAGCTCCGACTTGCAGTCGCGGTTGTTCTTCAGCGGGACAATGGGGAACGCCGGATAGTTTTCGCCGGTGTAGATTTTCGTGCCGTCCATCTCCCGTTCTGTCACGTGGAGGATGTAGGCCCGCTTTTCCCTTAAAATCTCCAAATCCCGGCTGCGGGCCTTGGTGTACTCCGTATAGCCGTCCAGTTCGTAGAGGGTACAGCGCAGGGGCTTGTCCGGCGCAAGCTGCCACCATCGTATGCCGGCCCGCAGAGCGCCGTTCTCCTCGTCGTAGAGGGGCACAAACTCTGTGACTGCGAAGATTTCCAGGTGGTCCAAATTAAAGAACCCGAAGGACACCCCGCCCACCGCGGCATACTCCGCTGCCAGGCTGACTTTCTGGTCAAAATCCCGGCCCAGGCGTTTTTGGTCCGTGCCCTTGGAAAAGGTCACGCCGTTGCCCAGCAGGTAGTTGACGAGCTGGTCCACTACGAACCCGAAAAACCGGCTGGCAATCTTGTGGTTGGCCGTGTACATGTCCAGGTGCGCTTTGCCCTGCATGTCGTAGAGGATTTTTTCGTATTCGTTTATGGTGGGATTCTCGCCGTCGTAATATTTCTGCGCGGCCAGGGCGGTTTTGTACTGGCCGCTGGCCTTGTGGTCGTCGATCGCCCCCAGGAGGAACGCAGTACGCCGCTTTTCATCCTCGCCGCAGTCCAAAAGGTCCTGATAGGTTTTCAAAACGTTCCTCCCTTCCCCGGATCAATTTTTGATAGTACGGCTCAATGCAGTACTCAAACGCGTCCAGGCTGTCAATATCGCTGGTGCCGTCGTCCAGCCGCACGTCCTCAAAGCTGTCGGGGTCGTACATGGCGGTCTGAAATGCGTCGGTCATATGCTCACAGTGGCGGGCGACAAACAGCCGCTTCTGGGCCATCAGGAGCACAGTCAGCCGGATACGGTCCTTGATTTCCATTTTCTTGGCGTTCAGCACAGTGGTGGACAGCTTTTCCCGCCTGACCGCGTTTTGCAGGCCGCGGATCAGCACAGACTCTGCGTTGTCCGCTCTGGTCTGGGACGGGCCGTAGACGCTCTGGACGCGCCAGACGAACTCGCAGAATTTCCGGTCCAGCTTATCCGGGTCCAGCTCCTCGCTGTCCAGATGCTCCTCGTCCAGAACGAGCACGCACCAATCATAGGTAATGCCTACAGCTTTAAAGGCCGTAGCGGACTTGGTGCCGCCGAAGTCAACCCCCAGCATGATTTTGTAAATCTGCTTGTTCTGCTCCTGGCACCACCGCACTGGATCGTCAATCAAAAACTCCTCGGTATGATTGGCAAAGTACTTGTAGATCAGGCCCTCAGCGGGCACCCAGAGGCCCCGGATCCACCGGTCGTAGTAAATCGTACCGGCGTACTCATTTTTCAGGCTCGCCACGATATGGGGCGGCAAGCAGCCGTCGTCAATGTGGTAGCTCTGCTGGTAGATGTCCGCATCGCCGTCCAGAAATTTCTTGAACCAGTGCTTAGGGTACTCCGGGTTGCAGGTCCCGTCAAAATGGGAGTGCTCACAGCGCAGGCGGCTTTTCAGCATATGGAAAACCTCGCTGCTCCAGGTGGTCACCTCGTCGCCGTAGACGTATTCAAAAGTAGCGCCCTGGATACGGGAGACGTGCTTTTTGTTGTCCGCGCCCAGGGCGTAGACTTTCCTGCCAAAAATCTGCACGGTATTGTCGCTGCGGATATTTCCCACCAGGCCGGGCCAAAGCTCCCGCATGGGCTCCAGGATGTTCCGCTCTAAAGTGCCCCGGGTGTTGCCCATCAGCACGGCCAGGCCCTCTCCCCGCAGGGCCTGCAGCCGCTTGGGTATCACCGCCTCGTAGTCCACAAAGCTTTTGCCGCTGCCCGTGGCCCCGGTTTTCACGTTCCAGCGGTGGCCGCAGTTTTGGAGAAACTCCTGCTGCTTTTCAGTCAATGGCACTGGCAATGCCCTCCAGAAGAGCCCGGGCCTTTTTCAGCCCGTCAGAATCCACAGGCGGCTCTGGCTTGTCCCGCCATTTATCCGGCCTGCGGTTCTTCAGCCAGAATATCTGGGCTGTGGTGTCCCCGCCCAGGGCCTTTTCCAGCAGGGCGTTCTCCACCTGGTAGTCCACAACCGCCTTGCCCTTTTTTAAGGTCTCACAAATCTCACAGA